TACAAGCCCATCGGCTCAATGGTGGGCACCGGTTCCCTCGACGTAACGAGCAACGATGTTTCGTCTATTTTTATCTCGGATGCCGAGGGTTTCATGAATGCGTTTCTGGCGAAGCGTTATGTTGTCCCGGTCACTACCGAACCCCTAGTCACCATGATCGCCGCAGACTTGGCTATCTCTGCGATGATTTTCGAAAAGCATGGTGCCCAACCAGATTTCATTCAGGGGCGGTACGACCGGGCCAACTCATACCTTGAACAGCTTTCGAAGGGCGATCTTCTTTTGGTCGCATCCGGTACAACGCAGATTACTAGCGGCGACAACGAAGCTTGGTCGGCGGTCGGCAGTTACCATCCGGTGTTCTCGCCGGTACTCGATCCTCTGGATCAGGCTGTGGACAGAGACTACACAATCGCGGAGCGCGATGCGCGTGCTGGCGATGGTCCTCTTGGAACAGACGACTGCTCCTAATGGCGAGCATCCGTGTCACAGGGATTAAAGAAACAAAACTTGGTCTGAGTAAGATCAGGCGGTCCCTCCGAAATAACAACGCCTTCCTACGCAGGGTTGGCCGCGCTCTTCGGGATGACGCACGATTACGAATTACGACACAGGACGGTGGCACGTATGCGCCCCTGTCCAAGTGGACGAAGGCTAAGACGGGACGACGTAAGGCTCTCATCACAGAGCGCAAGAATATTCAGTTTAAGCTGACCGCTGGTGCCATACAGGTGGGTCATGAGGGCTCCGCTGGTTGGGAACTGACGAGCCACGAAAAAGGATTTACCCTGCCCGGTATGCCTGAGACCTTCACTCTCAAGCGTCCAAATTTCCTCGCCCCCGGCCCCAACCTAAAGGGCGATCAGGTAACGGTGTTTGGTAAGAAACCATCCAAAGTCCCTGCCCGTCGTGTCTTCCCGACACGGGCAGAGGCGAACGTAATCTTGGTTCGAGAAGCCGAGAAATGGATTAACAATATCCTCAAATCGAGTGGTGCAAAATGATTGATATCCAAGGTATCGGCGAGAGCCTTCGAACACTATTAGAATTGAATGAGACCGAGTTCAAGATGGTTCGGTTTCAGGGTGACGAGAGGGACGTGAACTTCTCCAATATGCCATACGTCAATATCGACATTTCTCGTATTGAGCCAGAGATCAGGGCCGGTAGCGAGTACGTCGTGGACGGCACTTATATCGTCACCGTAATGGGCTTGGACTTGTCTTCGCACAATGAAGCGGCTACAATTCGGAATCGCCTTGTGAAGTCCGCTATGGAAATCATCAAGGCTAACCCTCGTTTCGATACGGACCTTGAAACGTCCATACTCGGTAACGGACAGTTTGCAGATGCTAAGGACGAAGATTCTGGATCGTTCATAGCTTTAGCCACTTTCGAGGTTGTCGTTCGCGTCTTCGTCAACCCACTTTAAGGAGAAGGATTAAATGGCATCCGGTACAGGTGGACAGGTCGGTCTCATCAAGGTCAATTCCATCGGCGACAACGTCAACAGCGTCAATTTGTGGACGAACTTCGTCAGTGAGAGTATTGAGCATACGCTCGAAGAGCTTGAAGAGGGTTCGATCACTGGTCGGCGCGACGCGCCCCCATCCCATAAGGGAATTGATTTCGGCGGCGGCGACATTGTCATGGAGCCCAACCCCAATGCTATCGGAGTGTTCCTGAACGCCGCAGTTGGCGCAGACACTTCCTCGCTGATTACTGCCGCCGGTTCGACCGGCGCGAACAGCACGACCGAGGCAGGGAAGCCTCAGTTCTTCCATAACTTTATTCCACGGCAGACTTCGTTCGGGCCGCACAGTTTCTTGGAGCCTTATGGCGTCATGGTCTACAAAGACGTGGGCTCTGCGTTCATGAACCAAGGTGCGATCTTCACTGGTCTCGAATTCGATATTCAGGCCGGTCAGCTTGCCGGTGCCACGGCTACGTGCATGGCACGTCAGGTCACGCGCATCGAGCGGATCGCCGCCATCAACTCACTGGTCTCTTCGGGCGGTCGCCCTTGGCTGTGGGATATGGCGAGCATCGAAGTCTCGACCGATACGACTTCGGCGAACCTCGCATCCAACACCAACTTCGAACAGCTTACGATGTCCATCGAAGTTCCGCATGAAGGAGTTGTCCTGATGGACGGCACCAAGAACTATGCGGAATTCCAGATGAATGGTTTCCGGCGCATGAACATCAGCGGCACCTTGTCGTTTGCGTCACAGGCCGAGTACGCCGCCTTCATCGCTTACGAAGCGCGCCGGATGCGGATCACCATCATGAACGTGAACAGCGCCCTGACCTTGGGTAACGTCGCGTCTCTGGACGCCACAGCGTTCCTTGGCTACTACGGTATCCGGTTCCATATCCCGAGTATGAAGTTCTTGACTTGGTCGACGCCTATCGGTGGACCGAACAGGTTGCAGACGAGCTTCACGGCGAAGGCCGAGTACGACGACACCATCGGTGAAATGTTCCGCATCGAACTGAACAACGTCACCAGCGGCTACGAAAACTAAGTTTACGAAACGGCGGAAAGGTACACTCACACTGTACCTTTCCGCTATACGCTAAACCGCATAAAATGGTTTTATGCGCTAAAGCGTATAAACAACAGAAGGGCACAGACCATGCAGATCGCATTCTCGATTGACCATCCATACACGCCTGAATGGCGTGGTAATAACGAACTTCCAGAAGCCGAGCGTTTCACCGCCACCCTAAGCACGATGACCGTCAGCGACCTTATGCTGTTGCTGGACGGTTTCAGTGAGGCTGGCGTCGAAGGGACTGTCGAAGTCACTTCCATCGGGACCGAGCAGATGAAACCGATCATCGCTCAGTTGGGAACCCTGCTTCCCAAGTATGTCAAAATCCATAACCTGAACCGGGCCGAAGACGGCACCTCTGTCACGGTCGACGATGTCATAAAGTTCCCGTACTTTCTCAACCTATCTGTCGAACTACTTATGAAGCTTGCTGAAATCAGCACGCCACAGGATGACGACGTGGGAAACTCGAACGCGCCGCTCGACTCGGAGCCAAGCCAGTAACGTCTCACTTGGTCGATAAGATCAGGACTCAGCATCGTTCGGCGCAGTTTTATTTAGGTTGGTTCTTCAAGTGCTATCGCTCGTCGGAGCAGGGTTGGTATAGCTACCAAACCCCTGACAACGGAGCTATAATGGATCAGGACTCCTTCTTCACGGGGGCTCTTGAGATTATCGGGCGCACAATGAACAGGATGATGCTTGAGGAAAGCCAGAAGGCTCAACAATCCTCTAGTCCATCGAAGAGCATTGGGTAGAGCATGGCATTCAATATCGGCCTTACGGTCACAGCGAACAATACTTCCGGTCGTGCATTTGATCGGCTGAACAAGAACCTAAATAAAACTGAGCGCAACGCCAAGAAGACTAGCAAGGCGCTCAAGGGTCTTCGCTTGGCTATCGGGCTCATTGCCGTGGGAGCACTGGTCAGCTTCGCAAAGAACCTGACAGAGACCACAGGCAAACTACAGCTTATGTTGATCCGTCTCGGTAACGTCGAGGGTGGTGCAAAGAAAGCTAAAGTTACGTTCGACCGGCTGTTCAAGACATTCGGAAGTTCCCCTTTCACAATTGATGCGGTCACGGACAGTTTGATCCGGCTCCGCGCGGCTGGTGTCGAGAGTGGCTTGGCCGAGCGCGCCGTCACGGCTGGTGCCGACGCTATCGCTGCGTTCGGTGGTACGTCAGAGGAACTGAAACGGTTCTCGATTGGTCTCCAACAGGTCGCCGGTAAGGGTGTCCTCTCGATGGAAGAACTGCGGCAACAGATTGGTGAGGCCCTGCCTGTCGCGATGGCTACCTTCGCCACCGAAAGCGGTCGCTCTATCTCCGAGGTTATTTCAGACGTTAAGAAGGGTAAGATTAGTGCCGCTGAGTTTATTGAATTACTGACCACGGGCCTTGAGAAAAGGTTCGGTGGATTTTCAAAGAAACTAGGGGACACAGTCCTTGGTTCTATTCAGGGTGGTAAGTCTAGAATCCAGAAGGCTATCGCGGACGTATTCCTTGGTAATACCGACGTTGCCGTTCGACTTGCCATGATTATACAGAATGCGACTTTTGAAGTTGAGAAATTTATTCAGGGTCTAAACCAACAAGACGTAGACAATTTCTTTGACGCCATGCGTCGTGGAGCCAACATATTAGTTGGCGTCGGCGAGGTTCTTATTTTTGTCTCAAAAATATTTGTCGGTTTTTTAGACAGCATGACGAATTCGGCAAGCTCTGGTGGCCTTGAGGTCGCTGGTGGCATGGGTCTGGTTGGACTTCTTATGTTCGGTCCTCTTGGTGCCGTCGCTGGTGTCGTAGCTGGACTTTCCTTGGCTGGCGCAGAGTTCGATAGGTTTAAAAAGAAGGTTGCTAACCCAACCGACCCCGGCGAGGACACGATCTTCAACAGGATGCTAAACGGGAGTATGTTGGCGGACGGTTCATATCAAGAGCAGTTCGATAAAGCCAAGAAGATTTATAACGATTTTCAGAAGAACGTAACCAACAAAAAGGGCGGCGAGGGTGGTGAAACACTCGGCGATCAAATATTTGGTTTCGACAGGTTCCGTGCGTTAGAGATTCAAGACAACTTGGATGATGTTGCGGAGGGGGCTGGAAAGGCTGCCCGCGCTATTCAGGGGTATGGTGAGACCTCTCAGAAGGCACAGGAGCAGCTTGAAGGATTATTAAAGAGGACCTCTGCCTCGTTGTCCGGCGCGGAGACGTTCCCGTTTGTTAAGACGGCAGAGACGTCCCTGAACAGGCTGGAGAAAATTATTGAGGGTTTCGAGGGTGACCGCAAACTAAAGAAAAAACTTGAGGGCTTGTCCAAACCCACAGGGGCACAGTCAGATCAGCTTGCTGCTCTTGGCCGCGAGTTCGCAAAGACCGCCAAGGACATCGCAAGAGCCAAGGAGGAAATCGCCAAGACACGCGGCATTGGTTTCGCCAAGGAACTCATCAAGGCGAACGTCACAACTGAGCGTGTCATCGCTGGCTTCAAGGAGTTGGTCGGTGGCGTAAGTGATCTTGAGGCTGCACACCAGAAGGTCAATAAGGAATTCGCAAAGCACGAAGCCGACCTGAAAAAGTCTCTTCAAGAACAGATCGCGTTGACCAAGGCCGGTGAATTTGAGACACAGGGCGCGAAAAATTTGCGCGAACAACTCGCAAGGGTAAACGAAGAGAGGCAGAAGGCTCACGACTTTGCTGCTCGTCAGGTTTTGCTCGCACAGAAGCAGCTTGAAATTGAAACTCGCATTTCTGGTCTCAATGCAGAAGACACCATCAAAAACTTGGAGAAGGAAACTCGCGGAGCGTTCGGAACGATCTTGGGTAGCGACTCGACCGATCAGGCTGATTTGCGTCGCAATGAATTGAAGCGTCAGGGCTTGGAGATCGAGAATCAGCTTATCGAACTCAGAGGGCGCCGCGATATCGCGCACAAGAAGGAAAACTTCGCGACAGAGTCGAGCCTGAACAAGCAGATCGAGGCTCTTGGTCGCGTCAAGGCCGCACAGATCGAGGCGCTCCAACAGACCACCGCTATGGGTCTCGCAGCCCGCGAAATGTGGATGTCTGTTCGCGACGCAATGACGGGTGCTGCCGAGCAGGGATTACTCGCCCTCGTAAGAGGTACGCAGTCTTTTAAAGATATCGCGACGAATGCGTTCAACTCTCTACAAGAGGCTGCGGCACGCTTCCTGATCGAACTTATTAAAATCCGTGTACAGAAGGCTATCATCGCGGCGATGGACGGCAACGGTGGTGGTGGCGGAAGTAGCGGAAACTCCGGTGGTGGCTTCTTCGGATTGGCTGCGACTGCGGCTGCGGCATTTTTCGGTGGCTCCGCAAAGGGCAACGCATTCAAAGGTAAGGTGACACCGTTCGCCAATGGTGGTATCATTGGTGGACCCACACTGTTCGGCCTCGCTGGTGAGGCCGGTGAGGAAGCAATCATGCCGTTGACTCGCGTCGGCGGTAAGCTTGGTGTGCAGACCACGGGCGGTGCCGGTGGTGACACGTTCGCAATCACTGTACAGGCAATCGACACTCAGAGTGGAGCCGAGTTCGTTCGTAAGAACGCGAGCACCATCATCAACACAATGCGTCAGGCCAACGGCTTGAACAGAGGAATAGGGAACGTAAGGTAATGGCTCTGAATATTTTCCCATCGTCTCCGCTTCCTGCTGGTCTTCAACGGGAGTTCGATTGGCGCGAGAACATCACGAAGTACGACAGTGGTGCTCGCCAAGCAATGACTCCTTTGATCCAGCCGCTACATAATTGGAGCGTGCCGTGGAACAACATCAACGAGATCAAGCAGAGCGCACTGTCGAGTTTCTTTAATTTACAGAAGGGACAGGTAACTCCGTTCCTGATGAAAGACCCGATTGACTTTCGCACGAACTCTGTGCTCGCGGTGAACACCGACCAGACTAATCCGGTAAGCACCGGACTGTTCGATCTGCGTTCGTATTTCATTCGCGCTGACACGACAACGATTGGATCACTTACGTCTTCCATCAGCGGCTTCGTCACACTCGGTCAGGAATACGACTACGATCAGGACACTGGTCTGCTAACGGTTAACAGCATCAACTCCGGTGACTTCTGGACTGTTCAGTCTATGACGTTCTTCCATAAGTGTGCGTTCGCAAGTTCGTATCGCGAGACAGGGATTATGTGGAATCAGTTTTCCCTGCGCCTTGAGATCGAGGAAATCGTATGAGCCGCACATTACCTAACAGTGCATTCTTCACGAAGATGCAGCAAGACAATGTTGAAATGGTCGAGCTTATCGACTTGGAGACGAACGGTCCTTCGTTCCATTGGAACGGATCGAACAGGTCTGTCACATATACTTTGTCAGGAACAGCCACAGAATATCTGCCGTTCCCCGGCAAGACTATTACTGGTGTGAAAGAGAGTTCTGATCTTACTGTATCTGTCATTGACTTCGTGGTTGCGAACACCGGGTCTTTGATAAACGACCTACTCGTATCCAATGCTTTCGACATGGCGAGCTTGAAGGTTGGTCGAGTGTTCACGGACACTCCTGATCTTGGTCGTATGGAAGTGTATCATGGGAAGCTTGGGGATTTTTCGTATGACAGAAAACAGATCAGTGGACAGGCCCGGTCGCAATACGGATCAGCGAACACCCGCTGGCCCTACTATAATTATCAAGACACTTGTATCTGGCGGTTCGGTGGAACTGGTTGCGGCTTTGATACGTCATCGGTCACGCTTACGCTCGCGACTAATAGCATTGACACATCTAGCTCAACGACGATCAATGTCCTCATCGCAAGTGGAACTCTCACGGGTTCTTTTACAGACGGGCGGTTTGATTTTGGGCGACTCACCGTTACGGGCGGCGTTAATTCGGGACACGTCAGAACTATCAGGGCGCACACAGGAGACCTCCTGTTCCTCTCGCACCCTCTCCCGATAAACAGCTTCGCTAATATGACTGCTACGATCTTTCCCGGCTGTCGGAAAAGACGTGTTACAGATTGCATTTCCCTGTACGACAATGGGGAGAATTATGTGGGGTTCGAATGGATACCAATTCAAGAAGACGCCTTCTAACGACAGGCGAATGGCGTCAGTATATTATTGACGAGGCGCGGAAGTGGAAGGGAACACCGTACCAGCACAAGTGTCGCATCAAGGGCGTCGGCGCTGACTGCGGTGGGTGCATCTACGAAATATACAATCCCCTGCTTGGTCCGTTCGCGCCCTTCCCAACTGACTACGCACAGGATTGGGCAATGCACAACGAGGACACGCGGTACATGGACTTCATCATGCCGTATGTGGAACAGGTCTCTAAGCCTGTGCCCGGTGGTCTTGCCATGTTCAAGGTTGGTCGTAGTTTTGGACACGCTGCAATAGTCAGCGAGAAGAAAACTTTTATTCATGCGTGGGGCAGGACAGGGCATGGCTCTGTGATTGAAAGTAAGATACAATTCTTCACCGTTGGCGGGAAGCCACGGGAAGCGAAATTTTATGATGTGGGTGAACAATGGCTTCAATAGGTCAAGCGGCAGGATTAGGTCTCGGGGCCATCGGAGGGTATTTCTTCGGCCCCGTTGGCTTCGCTGCGGGCATGATGATCGGCTCTTGGATTGGTAGTGCATTCGAGGAAACCGACAATAAGATTATTGATCCCGGCGCACAGGAAATGCCGCGCTTCAACCAAGCCCTGCGTGGTGTCACCATGCCGATCTTGTTTGGTACGAACCGCGTATCATCCAACCTTGTATGGCAGAATGACTTCCAGACTATTCGACATGAGAACGAGGCGAGCACAGGCGGCGGCGGTAAGGGCGGCGGCTCCGGTGGTGGTAAGGGTCCGAAGGGCGACACGAGCGTAAGCTACGAATACAAATGGGACTTGATGTACCATTTCGGAATGGTGTCTGAGGACTTCAATCTCTTCGGCGGCTGGCTGTACAGTGAGCGCATGAATGATGATACCCTGATTGCGATCACGCAGGGTGGTCAGTTCAGTGGCAACGCATTCTTCCGTTCTGATATTGATCGACCTCAGACAGCACAGCTTCAATTTGAAGAGGCGTTCTTCCACGGCGGTGCCGCTACAGGAGACACCTCACAAGACAATTGGGATCACTTCGAGACGGTTACCGGATCGCCTCATCGCTTTCCGTACACCGCGTATATTGGTTTCAAGGCTCTGAACCTTGGCGACAGAGCGAGCGTTCCGCAGTTGTCTTTCGAGATCGGCCCCGGCGCTGCGACTATCAACTTTGATAGCGCGTTCATCGGCTCTGATGAAAACGGCGGCCCTAGTACCGGTAGGTTTGTCGGTCAGCACGCGATTGTCGGAGACGATGGCAAACATTATTACATGGTCGCCGAAGGAACAAATACGGCTGGCTCTCTGTGGTGTTTAGAAGACGGAACTAAAACAGAAGTGATTACCCACACCGAATACGACGATATGTGGCACGCCTTCACCGGGCAAGATGCACCTCGCTCATTCGTTTTTTCTGACGGCACCGGTGCCGGTATTGTTGGCAACTACGTTCTCTTGTGGGGTCACGATAGTGGCGGCGGCTCTACGTCGACCATGTCTACTCTTCTCTGTAGCGTAAACACCAGCGGAATATTGTATGCTGTCGGCGCTTATGCCGAGAGGTCTTCTACGCTTAATTCAATCGTTGGTACTGTCCTGCGCGTCGGCATCTTGGGTAACAACGAAGACTCGTTCCCCGTCGTCATGATGTTCATCAACTCGGTAAGCGCAAGTCGCGATATCAAGAGTTGTGCGATTGCGAGTATCGACGCAATGAAGGATCAGTCACGTGTCGACCTAATCACTGCTGGTGTTTTCGATTTGTTGGTAACGAACCACACCTCAACCCTGTTCGATTATATGGGTATCCACAACACCTACCGAGACTTCGGTGGTTTTGGTTGGTTCGCCCCTTACATCGACATTGCAGAAACACAGGCAGCATTGGGGGTAATCCAGTACGGCACGAAATATTGCATGTACATCGGTAAGGCAGATATCCAAAAGCATATTGACGATCCCGCTGACGGCACGAACAATGCGCTTATCGCTTCCTACGCTGCGTCAGGAGACTATCCAAATGGTCTCATTATAGAGATCGACTTGGGGATCGACAACGACGTTCCAAGTCAGACAGGAAACTTGGAAATCATCGGCGATCAGTTTGCCAATTACAAAAACGATATCTCAATTATTCCGTTCTCCGACGCCGGTACTGATAAAGACGGCACGACAGAAGATTTGAGCGATGACTATTTTCCTAATCCTTCTATCCAGAAGATCACGTCTGGTGAGGCAGAGGGTGCGTACCTCGTCATGTTCACTAAGGGCTTTAACGGGTCAGGGGACTTGTCTCCGACAGGCACATACAATAAGTCTCGCATGTTCATTTACAGTCCCTTCTCTCAGGAGTACGATGAATACGCAACTGGTGAAGGGTCGATGTTCGACACGGTCGCCGACCTTGGATACTCCGAGGGAGACAGATACAACTACGCGATGGCAGACCAGATTATGCTGGTCGATCAGAGTACGAAGGCTGTATACGAAGTTCGGACATGGAGTTCCGGCTCGTCTACTGTCGACGAAGACATCACTATTTCTCAGTTCGGTAATTATGAACTCGGTGGTGGTGAGGACGTTCTTCCGCCGTTCATTATTCACGACATCTTGACGAGCACGGTTTATGGAATTGGAATCCCTGCCGCAAACATCGACGATGCGTCTTACCAACTTGCACTTCAATATTGCGACGCGGAAGACTTGCGCGTTAGCTGTATGTACCTTCGTGAAGAGGGAGCACTAAAACACATCGAGCTTCTGCTTGCTGTCTACGGTGGATTTTTGACAGAGAGTGGCGGCATCATCAAGTTCGGTCTTCAAGACTTGTCGAACACAATCGTTCGTACAATCGACAATCATCACCTTGTCGTTGACGAAGGTGAGACGCCGGTAACTGTTACGCGCGCCGCGAGGCAGGAAAGCTACAATAAGGTCAAGGTCAATTACATGGACCGGAACCTTGAGTACCGCCAGAGCTTCGTCGAGATTAATGACGAGGTCGATCAGGACTTAAACGGTATTCGCGCACGTGAGTTCCCGCCCAAGTTTGTGATGACAGAGATCGTCGCTCAGAAGATCGCGTCTCGCACGCTCTGGTCGAACCTGTACGCGAAAGACCTGTACTCGTTTAAGCTTGGCGCGAAGGACTTGGACCTTGAGCCCGGTGATGTCATCACGTTAGTTGACAGCTTCCATCCCGATCCAGAATTGAGTAGCGGCGTTCGCTGTCGTATCTCACATTGGGATGAAGAGAGACCTATGGTGTTCTCTGTTAAGGGTGTGAAGGAAGTCGAGTACATCAACACGTCCACGACTGCTCTAAACTCAGCGAGCAATCAATCTCACAACCAGTTGTTCGGGCCGGTACGAGACGTTGCTGATTTCCGCATGTACGAGTTGCCGAGGGAATTCCAAGGTGCCAACCCGACTCTGTTCGTGGGCTACAATCAGCTTTCTCCGGTCATGGGCGCTAACCTTTATATCTCGGCAGACGGTACTTCGTTCGCCAAGGCTGACGACGCCACACCGTATATCATCAGCGGCATCTTCGCGGACGCCCTGCCTGATCGCGGTGGTCAGTATATCGAAGAGAATGTCAAGTTCTACCTTATGCCGGATACCAGAAGCACAGATGTGCAGACGGGGTTCAACCCTGCCTCTCCGACGTATGCTCAGACGCACGCCCTAGACGATGTTGGTGGTCCTTCGCGCGCCCTTGGTGGCGGAACCATCTTCGCCGGTAGTGAAGCTATGGCGTATGAGGGGCTGAATTTGATCGCACAGAATGAGTACCGCGTGGATAAGCTGTACCGAGGCTGGGGAGGCACGAACGTACACGGCCATAGCAGTGGGGCTTACTGGCACAAGCACGCTGGTGGCGTGTTTACGCGCCCCTACAACGAAGATAAAATCGGCACGATCATCCATTATAAAGTGACGCCGTTTAATTTCTCCGGTGTTGAGACAGATGTGGCTTCGGTTGACGCCCGCACGTATCAGATTACAGGAGCTTTCTTCTTGCCACAGATCCAGCCACCTATCCACACGTTTATTGAGAGTGGGATTATAGTCACAGCCAGTGAGAATATTGGTAATCTTGAATTCAAGCATGTCCATTCAGCGGGCACCGCCGTTACTTTCCAGTGGCCGGATGCTGCCCGAGTGAGGGGATATGGCGTGGCAGGGTTCGGTAACGGTGATTACGGTCGGTTCATGACCGACACGACTAGCCACAACTGGCGTGTTCAGGTATATTCAAACGACCTGACAACGGTTGTCAGGTGTGTGACCGTGGATAGTGGGTGGTTCGTATACAGCGCCGACACCAACAGCACAGACTTTAGTGGGTGGACGGGAGACTTTATGGTTCAGGTTACACCGTTCAACGACATCGGCGACGCGCCGCTAGACCAGACGAAACGATTGCAACTTTTTGAACAGGTATAAAAATGGCTACTGACCAACAAAACTTTGACCAGCCTACAGCGGGACAGGCCGATTGGGATGCCTCACTTAATGGCAACTTCTCGATTATCGAGTTCGGATATCGTGCTCGTGGACAGGCTGGTGAAGCCGTAAACACAGGCGACATTCTTACCGTTGGTTCTGACGGCTTCGCATTGAGGTACGATCCCAACAGCGCGGATATCTACCCGCACTTAATGACGATCTCTGCTCTGTCATCCGGTGACGAGGCTCACTTCGTAGCGTTCGGAAGCGTGCGCTCACTCGGAATCTTTACTCCCTGCATTCCCGGTCATCCTGTCTATGTCTCGCCGACTACACCCGGCATGATCGTAAGCTCGTACAGCGGTTCGAACAGGAATGTCGGTCGCGCACATTACGAGGATGGCTTCGTGTTCGATCCTAATGGCGTCGCACAGTTCCCCGAGGTTGTCGAGAGAGTTACCAGCATAGACTTGGTGGTTGGGTCCATTCATCTCTTCCAATTTGACTTTGGATTGTCAGGAAATAATCGGCGCGCACACATGGTCGGTGCGAGTAGTGATCTTGTCGATCTTAAATTCTATTCTAACAGCACGGCTGCGGAACCTGACCTTTTGTATTCTACGATCAGTGGTGGTGTTACAACTATCGGCAGCTTCTTAGACCAAGCAGGATGGCCTTATTTCAACACCGACCCGAGCACTATCAGTGGTATCATTTACGGAACGTTGGAGCTTATGGCGGCTGCGTCAGTTTCGAGCGACAGCGTCGGCGTCACAGTTACGATGGAAAGGTATCGGTAATGTCATTTTGGACGGCAAGTCACGGGAACCCCGGTGCTGAGATAAACAGCACACAGTATTGGGTTTCTGTACTGGCGGGGGCACCGACAGTTAATGGCGGCTCGAATAGTGGCTCCCACACCGGGTCATATTATTTCGACCTTGGCGCGGGAGCGTATGGCGCATACTTTGGCGATTGGGTTTTAGATACAGAAGTGTTGTCCAAGTCTTTCATGGGTGCTCTGTCCATAAACCCGTCAGTCTATCAGACTGACTACACCGACAATGACACGCAACGCTTGAAGGTTATCCAGATAGACGTAAACAGTGATCCTGTTTCGTATTGGCAGGACACACTCGGTACTGCTCTCAACTTAACGTGGACACTTAATTCACTACAGCTTCCCCTGCATCCCGACGCCAGAGCCGTAAGGTGGTTCGTGGACGGTAAGCGCATCAGCGGGACAGAGGTAAGCGCGTATCAGGATGACTACAATCTTGAGGCCAACTCATTCTATTTTCATTACGCCCTACCGTTCATAAACGGTTTCGCTCCGACGACCATTGACAGTTGGGACGTTGTCAGTGGTGAGTTGACGACAGCCACGGCTTCACTAGCCGGTTATCCAAATCCAACGTCAGGATATTTCACTGGCGGTAACTCCGCACACCTAGAGGCCGAGCAAGTAATCACTCTCGCAGATAGCTTCGGTTTGGGCACCGGTATCGACGACCGGGCAGGTATTGGCGATCCAGTTCCACTCACGCTCCGCTATATGCAAGCCTCTCTCGCTGGTGAGGGTGCCTTCATGAAGGTATCGTTCCAAACTTCCGGTGGCGTTGATATTGAAGTCAACTGCACAGCGTGGGGTTCGGGCGCTACGACGTGGGAGCAGAATAGCTACAGCTACGATATTCCAGCCAACACACGAATGATTAAACTGTCGATGGTTGGCTCTACAGCGACGGCACCTATGGACGCATACTTCGATTGTATCGAAGCATCCATGACGCCGCGCTTTAACTACGTCAACGGTGAGAATGACCCGTTTGGAACTGGCGTGCCAGCCCCAACTCGCGGATTGAGAAATCATGCACAGAGAAGTTGGCCTACGACCGCGATGCGAGCATTTCCTTTTATTGGCGTTGGACCGTTCTACAACGGTGGCGATCCGTACTTCTCCGACGTTGTCCTGCTCATAAACGCAGAGGATCAAACCGCTCAAGACATTAGTACCTATGGGCG